TGAGCTGCAATAGTCTGATACTGCTTCATGACTTGAGTCATCTCTCTCAAGCTCAATCCTCCAGCTTCAACCCTTGCATTCAGCTCCGCTAGTTTCTCAGCAAAGGCATCTGTGCCAGCATCTGAGGCAGCAGTTTTCTGTGTTGCTTGTAGATCCTTATTCAGATTGTTGACTGCCTTGTCAAATGATTGTACATCTTGTACACTGTTGCCAGTGTCAACCCGTAGTGAAAATACTGCTTCCTTATTTGCCATGTCTATATTCAAAAAAAGGCTAGTTGCCCAGCCTTTGTAAAGTTAATATTTTAACAATAGATTATTTTAATACCTCAATAACTACTGCATCAATAAGTGCTGAATTCAGTTCTGAATAGTCAACTCTAAAGCTATTTCCCTGTTCATCTGAATAGTCTGCAAATATCTCATTCAAAATAGTGATTGTTCTATACTCAGTTGTTGCTGGATTGCCAGATGGTTTCTTAGAGTAAAGGTCATCTACTACTAACTGCACTCCGACAATTGAATCAGTTGCTACCTTCTTATTTTCTTTATCTGTAATTACTTGAGTCTCTCCGTACCCAAATATATGTAATGTATTGTAAATTGCCATAGTTTATAATTAAGCGTAAATAACCTCTGTTGTATCTATTACCGCAGTCCACTGAATGTTAGTTGCTGCTGCACCCGTTACTTGTACTCTAAGACCTCCGTTAGTTGTATCTGCCGCCAAAGTAGGTGTACCCCAAGCTGGTGTATTCTGTACCAATGTTACATTAGAAACATTCAATGTAGTAGCTGCTGCGTTTGCACCTCTTACAAGGAATCCGTCTATATCCCAAACTGCTGCATTCACACTACCTGATTGTTTTCCAACAATGCTACCTTTAAATCTATATGCTGATTGATTAGATAGAATTACTTGATTATTTGTTGAAGCTGCACTAGAGTTAGTAGTTAAAGTAGTAGCTGTATTGTTTGTAGTTCTTTCTCTTAGAATAAATTTAGAGGCTTGGGAATCACCTGCTGTCCCTTCTTGACCACTTGCATAAACTTGTCTTCCATATATTCCAAAAGAATGTCCTTGATATCCAATAACAGTTGAGTAATCACCATTTGCAGTATTTAATCTTCCTAACGTGAGCGCTCCAACTGCACTAGAAATATTTGACATTCCAAAAGAAAAAGAAGGCTGCGAACTTGTAGTATTACTGTGTCCTACAGCCATAGATTGTGCGCCACTTGCTGCGTTAGATGCCCCAAAAGAATACGCATAACCAGTACTTGATGAATTCGAATCTCCAATAGCAACAGACGTATATCCACCACCCGTAGCAGTATTTGAATTTCCTAGTGTCACATCAGCACTACCATTTGAACTATTATTTAATCCAACTGAAAAAGACCCATCACCTGCTGCTTTATTTCCTTTTCCTCCTGGAATACACGAATGATTACCACTAGCAACGCTTGTAGCAACGACGGTTCTATCTCTTTGTAAATCAACAGCATATTGCCCTCTTTTGTTACCTCCAGTTACAGTATTATCTGGCACTTGCGCTAATATTGCTCCATTGCCTTTTGGAACTATTGCTACATCTGCATTTGTTGCAGCCGTTACTGGTGTCAATGAATTAACTGGTACAGTAGCGTTTGGTGCTGATGTATTTTCTGCTTCAGTGAATTCTGTTAATCCTCCTGATGCCGGCACTGCCCACGTTGCATCACCTCTTAAAAACTTTGTAGTATCATTTGGTGCTTTTGGTGCAAAGCCATGCTTCGCTGTACTTACATCATTTGTGGTGATGTCTGAAGTAGTCATATTCGCATCTGTCACCAATGCCTTGATGTTGGCACCAGTTACACTGCGTGATGTGTATAAACCACCACCAGCTGATTGAGATACCTCTACTAGATCAGTATCTGCTATTGTTGCCCCTTTGGCCGTTAAGCCTGATATCTTTACTCCCATGTCTTATTCTATTATTCGTTGTTGATTATCTTCTGTTATTCTATTGATACCATCCTCAGATAGTCTGTTGAACAGCGCATCAGCCACAGCCTTAATGGCAGCAGTTGCACTATTAAACATCATTGTGAATCCGTATCCGTACATCTTACAAGATTAAAGCTACAGATCCTGATGTCAAATCAATAGCTGAAAATTTGCGAGCTCCAGTACATCTAATCATTGCTCCGGCTTTTACTGCTGTGCCTGGTGTAGTTATTAACTCAGCTTTGATGTCAACACCACCTACCTTGATGCTTGCAAATACAGTGTCCTCAAGGACAAAGATTGCATCATAAACTATTGTCTTTTCAGTAGTGTCATTCACTATCAGTGTTCCCTGACTCGCTGTCAGTATCTCTTCCCAAAGTGCCATATTTATTCTGTTATTCTAGTTATATTATCTTCCGTTATTCTTGTCTGAGCTCCAGCTGTAAACTTGCCTTCTGTCTCTCTGAAATTGCCTTTATCAGGGAGATAAGGTATCTCTATGTCAAAAGTTTGGATACTCTCCCCTTCTATTATGCGAATCAGTTCCACTAATGTAGTGTTATCCTTTCCACTATCAAAGTCTGATACCTTCTGAAGTCTATAGATTACACCATCAATATTGATAAGCTCCTTAAAATTAAGCATGTTGATCATGCTGTTATCTATCTTGATGTAGCATGTTAATAACTTTCCAAACCTAGATATCACCTCCTTGATATATCTCTCATGATAATGGAATAAGTTATTCGTAGTATAGGCCGCATCTTGATAGAAGACATATTCAGGCACCCCAAAATTAAAGTCAAAGGTAGGTGATGTCAAGCTATTGAGATGGCCCACATAGGGATATGATCCCTCAGTAGTGGCAATCCCATCCTCATCAATGTATTCCCATGTAGCTGAAGTCATTGGTCCTAGCTGCACAAGGAATGGCTTGCCCTTCTTGATAGCTATAGCTGATGTACCATCTTGCTCAGTCTTGACTTGGAATGACCTTGGCACAATGATATTGGTGAAGGTACTCTCATCTACTGGAATATTCACCAGCAGCTTCTGTGAGAATGGCAGCTTGAATTCAGTTGTATTCTTAGCGAATTGATTCTGTGAATCTAAGCTGAAGGCACCATACTGCTTCCTGACATCTTGTGCATAATAGAAGTTGTAATAGTCATCATCTTGCTCAAATACAAAGTTGTATGTGTTGCTCGCAAAGTTGATTGTAGGTGTCACCTTGTAATCTCTGCTATAGTCAACTAGATGAGTCCAGTTCAAGGCATCAGCTGATGAGTTGTAGAAGTCATCCATTGGCTCAATCTCAAGGATGGTGTTGTCATTCACATTAGGCTTGACATATAGATTGAATGCCGTAGTAATTCCCTTAAAGAATGTGGCGCAGTCCATTGTTGGCAGAAAGTTATCAATCAAGATAGTTCCTCCGGGCTCAAGTGATTGCTCAGATAATACGATATTGAGATCCGCTGTGTTGCTTGTAATGTTGGTATTCAATGAGAAGGCAGTTGGTATATCATCAGCCTCAACAGATGAATCATAAACATTCCACACTAGAACAAATTTCAGCTCATCATTGAAGGTCACAAATACATCTCTGCTATAGTCAAAGCTGATAGTAGCTGAATAGTCACCAGTACCATTGTCAAAGAATCCTTGATATACATCATCTTGAGATATCACAAATCCATTCTTATATATCTTCAGTACCAGCTTAAACCTGATCCATGTATCCAAAAGGTTAGCTCCAGTGATTGTAAAGTCAAGATTCAAGTCATGATCACCAACATAGTTGATTCTCATGATGCCCTCAGTAGCTGAAACAAAGCGCATGAATGTAGCAGCATTCTCAATCTGTCCAGCTGGATCAGATGTCACTGTAGCATTATACGCATCTGTAGTCACTGTATTCTGTAAGTCAGCTCTTCTATTGCCACCAAATACTAGATTCCATCCACTAGATAGTGGAATGTCAGCATTGATAATATGACCACTGGTGCCATTATCCTCTGTAGTATAGGCTGACAAGGCAAGTGAATCAGCTGCTGTGATTGTTGGCAATGATCCACCTTCAAAGGCCATGAGCATTCTCTTGAATGTTTGACTCTCAAGGAAGGCTGATGACCAGCTGATGCCGCAGTAATCAAATGCCCTCTTCAGGATATCATAACAGAATACTTGAGGCGGAATATGCTCCACACCAAAGGCATCAGCTGCTGGCCTATCATAGCCATAGTCAATCAGTCCATAGTAGTACCCTAATCCATCCCAGTTGGCTCCAGTCTTGTTGCTTGTTGGTACACCATTCACCTGGATAGTTCCAGCCCATGAATTCTCTTGATTGGCCTTAATCAGTGTATGTGTGTATTCGGACCATGACAGCTCATTGATTCTGATCTTAGATAGTAGTCCAATATAGTCAATAGTTTCTGAGATCATGATGATAGAGAATCTCCACATACCATCCATCCAGCTGCACTCAGTGAGCTGACATATACCATTGAACTGCAATAGACCTTGATCATAGTATCTAGCTGTGGCCTTGACAGATGGATCAAAGTTAAGGAAGGCACTCTGAGTATCTAGCACTGGCTCTGCTGCTGTCAAGCTGAATACTTGATACATCAGATATGTGTTTATCTTGGTACCAGGCAAAGTGATAGTCTTGGAATTATTCCCTTTCCTACTAGACAAATCTCTGACATCACTGATGTTGTATGTCAATGGGAATGGCAGCCTCTCATCAAGGTCAACTCGTATATCATTGATGTATAGCTCCATCTATCCTAATTGTGAAATGTAGGTGTATGTTCTATCTATCTGTACTTGCTCTTGAATGAGTCCAGCTTTGCGTCTCTGCTTAAGTAGGTAGTTAGCATTGGTGACGTTCACTGGCTCAAATATATCAATGCCAAAATCATTCTGTAGATATACTCTTGGTGATTCATACAGATCCCTCACCAGCCATTGCTGTACCTCCTCATGAATCCAGTCTGAATTCAGAATGAGCTTGTCTTGCACACTTTTACTCACAGTCATTTGTTGACCATCACTCAAGTCATATTCATAGCTGCTTCCTACCCATCTCCCAGTTCTTTTGCTGTATCTGTTTGATGTTACATCAGAGCTATCCTCAGATAACAAAGTGAATGTAAAACTATCCCATGCGCCATATTTATTGAGCCAAATCAATCTGCGCCTTGAATACGCACTGCATGACTGATCATAGTATATTCTGTAAATCTCTGAATCTTTTGATGGTGTCGCAGTCTGCTTGATTTGAATGGTGTAGTAGTAGCAGTTGTCAAAGTCAGCTTGCACCAATGATGTGCCACCTACTAGAACAGACGGGCCTACACTAAGCAAAGGTATTATAAGACTAGTTCCTAATACTCCTATCCATGTAGCTGATGTAATAAGTGTACCACTGATATTGTATAGACTCACATATCCAGTACAGAAATCACCACCACTATTGATGATTGATAGATACTTTGCCTCGTAATAAGATACTAAATCCTTTCTATTTCTTGGAAAGTCAGTTAAAAATAAGTCACCTTTGCCACCAGTATCAATGTCATAGTCTTGATAGTCCCATTCTCCAGTAACAGTATTGGCATATCTGAATGATCCGTTTAGAAAAATGAATCCACTTGTTGCCTCTGAGGATGCAATGATAACCTCAGGCGGTGTGCCATATCTCTCATATATTAACAATGACCAAACATACTCAGTCAATAACTCTTGTCCGAATGTAGCTTGATCAGGATAGTTATTATTCAAGACCGCCCTACCAAGTGCTGAGATGTTGAACTTTCCAGCATTACCATTCTCAGGGAATACTTGATGAGTAGAATTAAGAGCCCCATTGATATACACCTCAACAATGAATGAAAAGTTAGCTTGTCCAGTATTGTCTGATTCAAAAAACCATTCTACATTATTGCAGATAGGCCAGAATGGCATTGGCTCTCCTAGTATTGTTATTGCCATGTTCTTGTATTTTTTGTGAATGATATTTCAAACATCAACCCAGTGACAGCAGCTAGATCATTTGCTATCCTATCAAGGACCTCATTGCTCATGACATTGGATGTGATATTGCGAGGCTTGATACCATACTTATTCTTAGTAGCTGATGCTGATGCATAGGCATGGCTCAGATCATATCCCTTCCATTGCTGTATTGCCTTAGCATGATTCTTTGAAACATTAGGATACTTAAAGCTGTAAGGTGTTTGGAATTTATTCTGCCCTACTGGATTGACACCCTCATCTTGAAACTTGTAGTACTCATCCGCTTGTATCTCAAATGATAATGCTCCAGTAGGAAAGTATACTACTGACTGAGCTAGTCCTCCAGTATTGTTTACGTTAGTAAATATATACTCTTGGAATTGTGCTGTGACCTCATTGGCAAGACCTAGAATAAACTTCTCATAAGCTGTCTGAGGCTGAGTAAGTTCAGTCTGAGATATACCTAGTGAGTCAAGAAATTGCAGATCATCAGCCATGTCTTTGTAATATGTAATCTTGTTCCGCTTTGAGCTTAAAGAAGTTCAGCCAAAACAATGTCTTTATGTATGGCTGACGCGTGATAGTGTCCACATCTTTGCCAAGCTCTTGCGCCAGCTTGAGGAGGATTCTTGTCCACGTAAACCATTCGCTGTCTCTAAGAGTTTCTGATGCATTGTCTGATTCTGATTCATCAACCTCGCTGTCTGTATTCCCAAGATAGCGAGCTTCCGCTTCTCTGATTCTCGCAAAAAAAAAGCGAAGAAGTTCAGAAATTCATCACCAGGGAAGGCCCTCTTGAATATCTCTTCCCTCTTCTTATTGGGATTGATGACCTTGCCCCTATCATCCTCTTGGCAGTATTCCATGCCCTCCTCAATGTAGCAGATAGCCAATGCCTCACATGGTGTTGAGCTGACATCCTCAATGAGCTTCATGTCAATGATCTGACCAGTCTCTATGGCACTAAAGTCCTTTTCAAATCTGTATCTCTTGCCTTCTATCTCAATGAATTCTGAAGGCTCAGTATTTCTGTATTCCGATAGCATCTTCAGTAGCTCAGTGCTTGCTGCCAGGATATCATCTACATGGACCTTTCTGACCTTGTTTATTGGCAGCCCGGTGAAGATGCTCACGAGCTGCACCTGGAAATCAAGCATCCGTGTGAATGACTTATCTGCATCCTGGATAACGGGTGCCAGGATTAACCACTTGGTTAACTGATCAGGTGTACACTCTTGGATTGTCTGTGGATAGTTTACATCAATGGTTTTCATGCTCTTAATATTTTGTATTGCCCTCTCTTACTATAGTTCTTTTTACTATGCCATGCCAGTGCCAGTGATATTACCCCATCATCATGCAGCCCACTTGGTGCAGAGTATTGTACTGACCTGGTATTCGGATTGTAAATATAGGTAAAATTCTCAAGCTCATCTATCAGCCATTGCTCTTCTATTATCTTGATGTCTGACTGCTCAAAGGCTAGTGCTAGATCCTCAATGATGATAGGCTTGGTCTTGCTGGTAGTTGTGAAGGGATTGACTAGATTACGCAGCCTTGATGATAGCATCTCATAGAAGATATCCCCTTGATTGTTGACCTCTATCAATGTGACTGCTTGATATTGCTTGATGATGTCTGCTACCTTGTCAATGATCTTGGACCACTCATCATGCCGCCACCTACCCACATATACCATCTGCCCTCTCTCATTCAGTATTGTCAGCACTGTGTAGTCATCTGCCCTACCTATATCTAGTCCGGCATAGCACTTGCCTCCTCTCTCCCATGTGCCAGCTGATTGCCTCACGTTCTTGAATAGTCCGGATGCATTATCAATGAATTCAGCCATGTATTCTTGTCTGAAGATATGATCAGGCAATGACCGCTTTCTCTCCTCCAGCTCTTGTGGTGCAATCATAGGATTGTCATAGGATGTGAAGTGGATGTACTTGTATCTGTCATCATAGTTAGGCTGCATGCATAAGGCATGAAAATGATTCTTGCCCTTTGGTGTTGAGATGAATATAACCTTCTTTCCCTTGACCATGACAGTTGCAGATAGCACCTCATTCCACAGCTCAGGTCTTGTGAAGGCCATCTCATCCACTACCATGAAGTGGAAGGTATTCCCTCTGATATTGTCGGGCCGTTCACCACTAAAGAATTCTATTGATGATCCAAAGCCAGTCACCTTGAGATCTGACTTGTTGAATTCAAATAGTCCGCTGTTCTTTGTAGCTCTCTCAAGCTCTGCAAATACTTTCTTGCCTTGCTTGTATACTGGTGTTACCCAAGCAATCTGTGAGCCTGGATGATTGATGGCCCAGTACAGAAGCTGATTGATTCCTAGTAAGGTCTTGCCAAATTGCCTACCAATATTCAGAGCATAGTATTTCTCGCTGCCTTGATTGATAGCATTGTGGATATGCCTCTGATTAGGATGAGGCTTGTAGCCTTTGATTGTACTCATTCATCAAAGTCAAAGTTATCAACATTTCTAGTCTCAACTTGCTGGCGATCATGCATGCCTAATCTGTTCTTTGCGTAGAATATTCCCTTGCCCTCATTGCCCACAATATCAACAGCTAAGCCTTTAAAAAGCTCATCTATTTTTTTAATAGTGTCAGATTTGAGTTTGTCATCAGAATTCAACCAAGTGTAATAAGTCTCTCTTACAATACTCTTTTCTTTCCTCACAATAGGAATCCATATTCTAAGGAAGTAATCTATAGTAGGTATATGCCTATCTAGTACCAGGACAATCTCTCCTTTATTGGATATCATTTCTTTCTTATGGGAGATGCACTCTTCGATATAGATATGTGCCAGTTCCTCAAGGTGTTTTATGAATTCATCTGAGTATGCCATCACTTGCAGTATTTAGTGTAAAATGTATAGGGCACCACCTTCATCTTTGCCAGGATCCATATCAGTGGCCTATAGGCTTTGAAGTTGTACTTCTCATATTTGGCTCTGTCACCTTTGCGAAGGTTAATTAGTGCATTTATTTTTGTTTCGTATTCCCCTAGCTTTGTCATGTCAAATTCAGGCTTGACATCGAATAGCTCTCTAGCTTGTTGCTTTGTCAATCTTCCTGATCTGACTTGTGCAGAAAGGTATACAATTCTCTTGTCAATGCCAAATTTATTAGGCAGTAGAAAGCTACCTACAAACTCAGTGTAAACATTCTCACAATGCTTGCCGCCATAGTCTTGCCATTGAATTAGTCGTTTCATTTCAGCCTCCATTGTCTCTCTGTCGAATCCATAGTGGAATGGTCTTACATTCTTGATTCCCTTCAGTGCATAGTACAGTTGGTCCTTGAATGTGAATAGTGGATAGTTGGTCAGCTCTGATTGTGTATATGCCTTGTACACTGATCTGATGTATTTGGCATCCATGTAGGTCCATGAGGCTGGTGTTGATCCCTCAGTTCTGAAGTCATGACCATTGAGAATGTACTTGATCTTGTACTTGTGTGCAGTGTCGTACATGAGCTTTGTCATTGCTATGTCATTAGGGATATCTGCATCCGGAAGTCCAGCGTAAAGGAATGCCTCATTGAGCTTGTCATATTCTGACTTGTTCACCTGGTAGGTGATTGCATCCACATTCAGCTTCTTGATGAGCTGCTGCATATTGTGGACAGCTTGTGGTGCATTCCAGTTGTTATCAAAGTGGATCACCAATGGCTTGAGGCCCCAGTAACGCACAGCAGTGTACAGTAGCACTGAGCTGTCAAGACCTCCACTGATCCCCATGATGCAATCGTATTTGTCACCATAGCCATGCTCTCTGATTCTGTTGATAACTCCATTGAGCTCTTCAGGATTTGACTGCTGCTGTAGCTCATCATGTAGATCACAATAGTTGCATTGCTTACTACCTATGACAGCGAAGTCAGAAGTGAATAGGCATCTGTTACATTCTTTCATATTTCAAATTTAAGTAAACATCCAATATGGATCATTTTTTATTTCATTTGGATTATTGAGAATCATTTCTTTTTGATTGTTTTTATGAGATTCTAATATTTGAATAATATCTTCTATATTATTCCAAGGTATACAATTATCTAAAAAAGCGGCATTAGTTATGCAATATTTACCCTGAGCTTTTAATTCTAAAATTGTTTGTAATCCTCCAGCATAATTATTTAAAACAAGTCCAATGTAACATTTATTATATACCTCATATTTAATATTTGAATGCCATTCAGATTGTGGTATTGAACCATCTCCGATGATTATATCATAACCTCTAAAAATCAATTCTTTTATTATATTCTCATTATGATATTCTGGATCTCCGCTTGGGCAATATGCAAATATTTTATTTCCATATATGCCTGTAAATTTATCATTTGATTTTATATGAATATCAACTAAATCAATTTTTAAGTAATCTGAAATATATCTATGTAAATTAACGTGCCAGGTTATATTCTTGACATGATTCATTTTATATATATCTAATCGATCACAATATTTAGAATCCATTCCAGTCCAAATGCATATGGCATCAGATTTATGATTTAATACAGCTTGCCAGTCTTCTTCTCGATATTGTCCAATAAACAAGCAAGGTTTTTCACTATCATAATATTCATTCATTTGATACCATTCTAAAAAAGCGAAGTCTGCTATTGATTTAGATATGTAGGCCTGTGTTATTCTCCGCATAGTTCATTTTGTAAATCATATATTTCAGGGAATGACTGAAGGAATGCAATCTGTTCTTTGCCGGTGATGCGTTCACTCTTTAACTTGCCAGTCCAATGATCCTCAAATTTATGTTTATTCTCCCACTTATCTGTACTGATTGACAAGAATTGTATCTCATCTGCATCGAATATCCCAATGGATGCATCACTGATGATTGCTCTGAGCCACATGGCCCAATCAAGCCCGCTGTTTAATCTCTTATCAAATGGCTGCCAGTTGATCTTATCAAGGAATCTATTTGATAGCATTCTGCCAATACCTATAGGCTCATAGGATCTAGGTCCTTTGCCGTATCCAGTCCAGTTGACAAGTCTGATCTTATCATCCACATCAATGAAGTGACATCCTAGCTTTCCTACCATGTCAAACTCTTTGAGCTTATCTTCAGCCTCTTGGATGTAATTATCTGACACCCAGTCAGAAGAGCCAACAAACAGCACCCCAGTAGGATTGTATTTCTTAGCTGCCATAAATCCAGCATTCCACTTTGCACCCAGTGGATCATTGGATATCTCTATCCACTCTGCACCTAGCTTGATGCACAGCTCCTTATCTTCCGGATCATGGCCCATGCAGATGACTTTAACTCCTACCTTCTGAAGTCTTGTGATTGTGATTTTGAGCAATGGCCTTCTGCCATTCACTGGAATAGGAGCTACAATCATGATTTCAATGCGTTAAGTAGATCAGCTTTCTTTGGTGCTGCTCCTAAGTTTAGTCCTCTATCTTTTGCCAGTGCCTTCATATCATTGTAGCTCATGCTCTCATAGTTATATTGTTTTGTTCCAATAAACTGAATCTTAGCTGGTTTGATCTCTGTGTTGATATTTGATTGAATATGGGCAGACAAGTCTCTCATTGCATTCCGTAGGCATGTGCCACATCTTTTATTGAGCACAATATTCTTGTTTAACTTGAGCCACATGGACAGCTCCTCTTTTAGCTCTTCATTCAGTGCAAAGGATCTAGTCTTCATAAATCTCTGCACCTGGCTCATCAGCTCATTTGATATCATGGCTTCATAATTTTAAGTAGTTTCTTCTCTAAGGCTGTGCCTTTTATCTTTCTTCTTAGCTCTCTGCTATTGTGCAGCTCACGCAAAAGTATTGCACCAATCATGGCAAAATACTTGTCCTGATCAGTCATTGCTTGCTCTCCCATGATTGTATAATATCAGCTAGTAAATATGTGATGAATGCTATGCCAATAGTGTGCCAGTCGTACATCAGTAATAGGATCACTGAAGTCCAAAAGGATAGGCAGCTCCAGCAGTTTAGTGGTTTGATATCAGGCAGTTCAAAGGTCATCATTGCTCTTGATATCCCTAGGCTCGCCAGTATGAATAGAATATAAATCATTTTTAAATTGTTTTATGGCACCATGGATGACTCTGAGGGGCAGATTTGTTTCTGCTTTGATATCTCTATAAGTCATCCCATACAGATGCATTTTAGTTAGTTCTTTACAAAATAGCTCTTGATCATCTTCAGGAGACTTCTGCATGTAGTTATCAAGATAGCATTGATATTCTGATAGGTCATCATCTTCTGTCTCTTTGAAGGCAACATCTGTCTCGAATGGGAGCAGACGTATTGGGGGATTGAATTTCTTGTTGAATTCACTGCCAGGCCATTTCCACTGATTGTATGCAAACCTTGCAAATGTTCTCGGAAGATCGGCATCTTGGATCTCGTACTGACTGAGTATGATGAACACATCTGAGACAAGGTCACGATATAGCTCTGAGCCTCCAGTGATCTTGATAGCGATATTGTATGCCTCTTTATTCCAAAACACATCCCGAAGTTATTAAATATTTGAATACCTCATTGAGAAATTGTTCTGATACTGGCTTGCTATTACAAAACCTCCACAGCTGTGCATAGTTAAGATCACTATCCTCTGACAGATGAGTCAGCTTGTAACGATTGGAGAGCCTCTTATGAAGCTCTCCTCTCATCCAATCACTTAGGCTCACATCAGAAGGGAAGGTCATCTTCAAAATCATCTGCTGCTTTTATTTTATCAGTTGTATTTTGTAGCACTGGTGCCGGTGCTGGAGCCACATAAGGCTCTTTGATTGCTGCACTCATGTACTTAACTCCTGATTGAGCTGTTTTCACCCATAGTGAGATCTCAAGTTCCTTGCCTTCTACATTGATCTTGCCTCTGTAGTCAGGCTGATTGTCGGCAGTCTTTTTGTCATTCTTAAAGATTGCTCCACTGTTGATTTTCTGTTCCATACTTATTTGTTTCTATAGATTAAATTAATTACCAGTACCCATAAATTTTCTCCTGGTCTCCAAGTCCTCAAGGATTTGATCCAGCTTCGCAGACACCTCATGATATTCCTCATTTGTCAAAGGTATTAAAGAAATTTGAGTAAAGTAAACCCTCCAATACATTGATTCAGACTTGATATCATACACATGCTCTTGTACTACTTCCATCACTTATTGTTTAGCTTGTTAATATACTGCACATAGAATTCTGATGCATGTCTTAGCCTCTCCAGCATTGCCAGCTCAAGCTCAATGTCACGTTCATATCTGATAACTGTGATACGTTTTGCTGCATCAATATGGTCCACTCTATGCAGAGACATGTTATCCCACTGATTAAGCAGTCCTAGATCATTTTTAGGATCTGTTGACACCATGCAGTAGATGAGCTCAAATGATGGCCTATCATACAGATACATGTAGGCTCTGCCTTGCCATTCATAAAGTGACTCATCACCATCCTCTGCTGTTGCTGGCCATGTCTCTAATGACCAAGATGTCTTGATGTCTATGATAGCCTCATCCAGTAGGATGTCGCACTCACCAGTCATCAGCTCAGTCTCTAGTCTGACCTTGTTC